CCCAGGCTGCCACCTTAACATATTGATTCTTACCTTGGCCTGTAGGTATTGCCAACTTCGCGTTTAAAAGGCTATTATTACTTACCCCCACAGTTTTTAAATTTGGGTAAACTATTTTACCCGTTAAACTAACAAAATTTTCGCCTATCATTATATCACCTTTTTAAATACGGCATTAAATAGCCATATATAATTTCTTTATCTAAATCTGCCGGATCTTTGCCTTCCTCTGTCATAAACACTGGCCAAACATCCATCTTATTTCTAAGTACTTCATGAGCTGCCACAGCCCCTTCTATACCAGCAACATCACAATCGAAAAATAATATCACGCCATTTAAAGCGTTTGAAAGTAATAACTGCTGTTGGCCCATTGTTATTTTAGACCCCATTACGGCCACAGCATTTTTGATGCCGTAATCATGCAAGCGCCAAACACTTTTAAAGCCCTCAACTACGACCAGTGGACCATCAACTGGTATAATTCTATGTAGATTATATAGAACTTTATCTTTGTCAAAGCCGGGCGTTATCCAGTATTTTGATTCATATTTAGCGTCGGGGCGAGTATCTCTTAAACTATATGCAACGAGATCGCCATCTATATTCCTAATAGGAATAACATCTCTCGTTATACCGTCGCTAGTTTGATAACCGCCTCCTATCTCAAATAGATCTAAAGTTCTTTCCGAGAATCCATCAAGTCTGAACAGATCAGATCTATACCCGAAATAGCCAGCCAAACGCTCTTCAGTAACTTTTGGATGAATGTACGGCTCTCTGTCAGAGTAGTTGATGAACTCTTGTTTTTCCCGTTCTTTGCGAAATTTTAACGCTTCTATATCGGAATCAAAGTAGCCAACTAGATTACTTAAGTAATCCACAGCGGACATAAAGTCAACCTTATTCATGGCTCGTATTAAACCTACGATATCGTTGCCGTGTATGTCGTGACATTTGTGTGAGAAACAAACCCAAGTTTTGCGATCTTTGTTAAACCTAAATGATGTTGGATTATCACCACCATGGATGGCACAAGGTCCTCTGAGCTCTTTAGGCGTTTCTCTAGTGATCTGTATACCTAGAGATTCAACTAAGTACCTGGGGTCTGCTGCTTCTTTTATGTATTCAAGCTTGAGTTTAAACTCTGCCCACTTCTTGTCTTTATCTGACGGCATCGTCTGAATCTCCATAGTTTACTATTTTGTTGCTGTAATCTATTATTTGATCTGGTGGTTCTGCTTCTTTAATAAGTAAGCTTGTCTTTTTAAATATATATCCAATTCCCTCTGTAGGTGTCATACCGCCCCGGCGAGTCTCTCGCACCACTAGTTTAAACTGTCCACCGCGATCACCTTTAATTTCCTGCTCTTCCTGAGTCTTCATCATCCACTGCATTATTGTGTCTGCATATCTGACAATTCTATCACTATCGGCCACGCTTCCTTCTCTATTAATCTGCACAGCCGTTAGACAGGGAATATTAAGTGTTCCAGCTAAATCTTTAAGGGCAGTGGTAACATCACCTAAAATCTGGTATTCCTTTCGCTGTCTCTCTATACTTGAAGACTCTGGTTCTTTTATGTAATCAAAGATCATTAGACCTATGTCATGTTTATGTTTATATTTTTTATATAATGCTGTTAATTTCTCCACACTATATCCAGGCATGAACTCATGAAATAATTTACCTGTTTCTGCAGTTTTAACTGCGGTCAGTATTTTCTGATACTCTTCCTGACTATAGCCACCATGTTTTATAGCTCTTTCGGGTATATCTGTCATGGCTGCTATAATTCTATCACGCCATTGATCGAAGGGCATCTCTGTATCCACATATAATATAGGTATAGCCGGCTCCTCTCTGTAAGCTAAATACTTAGCGACATTTGACAGAAATGAGCTCTTACCCATCTTAGGTCTTGCTGAAATTATGTTCAATGTACCAGGAACTAAGCCGTCGATCTGTCTATCTAAGATCCTATAGCCCGTCGACAGACCAATACGTTTAACTGGGTTGGCCATTCTCTCTTCTATTAATTCTCGCAAGCCTTCAGCTAGATTTCTTGGTTCTTTAATGGCCTTACTATCAGTAGATAAATCAAGAATTTTACGCTCAATACTTCCAATTAATTCCTCACCGCTCAAACCATCTTTTGCGTTCTTTTTAATTTTTTCAAGGTCGTCAAATACAGTAGTATACAGTTTATGTTTAACGCTAGCCTCCAATACATTTTGAAGATAAACTTCATAGTTTGCTGGGTCCAGGCGCATGTTATATATTGACTGAACATATTCTATTCCTCCAACATTATCTAAGCTGCCGAAAGCCTGCTGGGCGAAATTTATAACCATAGGGAGATCAAATGATTTTATATCATACTTAGACAATGCCACAAGTAAAGAATATAATGTGCTATTATCGCCGTGTAAAAAATCACCATAGCCCATCTTATTAACCAGGTCATAGAAATTATTCATATCTTTGAAACAATATGATAGTAGGGCTCGTTCTTCGGTCGGTTTACAAAACAACTCCCTAATTTCTAAATCATTCATTAACCCCGCTCCTTCCTAATAGTGTATAACTCATTCTCTCTACGTGTCAGCTCACGTTTATATGCTGCCATAAGTTCTGTTACCGTTTTATCTATACCCTCTACTTTTATTAACTCGAGCCTTAACTCTTGTAATTTATCAAACATCACAGCAGATTCAGCATTGCTCCTTATGAGATATTCCCGAGCAGCTGTCTGGGTTTTATATTCTTTAAGTACCTCTGCAGTCATCCAATTAGCCACCAAAAAATCTAAATCAATCTGTAGTTTAGTAACATTGGCTTTAGTCTCGTTAACTTGGGCTCTATAATATATTACCCATTGACCAAGCCCTATCACGTACTGGCTAATTGTAGAATCACGAAGCGTATCTAATTTTTTCACATCGAAAGTTAAAGCCTCATCCACCACACTCTGATTTGGCCGTACTTTAGTAAAAGATAACAACTCTTTGTCCATTGTCAAGCCCCCTAAGAAACTTTATCGTCTTCTAGCCGCTCCTTATACGGCCTGAGATCGTGCATTCCTGTGCAAAATATAGCATGTTCTATAATTTCACCTTTTTCATTTATAACAGGCAAAACGTGTCCTTCCATTGGTATTGTTTTACCATTGTTTACTATGTCTACTTGCCTGCAGACCAAGCTGAGATTGCAATAACGACATTCCCGCATAATCGTACCATCCTCAAGACAGACAAAGTCGTCACAGTCTTTATTATATTTAATCGAGTCTTGTGTACGGCCATCTGTTCTCTCATCGTTTGGTATGTTTATTAAAAATTTACTCATAAAAACATTCTCCACTCAAGACCTTATTGATCTTTTTCTTAACCAAGGCCTTGGTTATTTTTTCATCGTAATGGAAACGAATTAAGCACTTACCATTCTCATCCACATATTGTATTTTGAGATTGTCGCGCGCTTTTTGCGCCATAAAGGCCTCCCTAGTACCATGGAAATGCTTAACAAATTTGGTATGCTGGCGGCCCTGCACTTCGACGTAAACACCAAGCTCTTTTATAAGGAAATCAAAAAACAATTTCTGGCCCTTATAATTAACATATATCTCTTTAGTTACCCTTGGTGCCGACAACCTAGGGAACATCTCCACCAATATATCATATATCTTATCAGCTATTTCGCTCATAGAGATCCTTTAACCCAACCATTTCAACAACGATATCTCTGACTTCGTTATACATCTCAGCATTTTCTTCTTCTTTCAAATACGCGGCCGCTGCCGGCTCTCCTTGTGCAAAAGGGGAACTATTATATTTATACCAAGCGCCGGATTTTTCGATAATTCCCAAGTCTACCGCTAAATTTAGGACTTCCCAGTGTGCGTCATAACCCTTACCATAGATAAGATTGACTTCTGCCTTTCTGAAAGGCGGAGCAAGCTTATTTTTGACGATCTCAAACAACGTGGTGTGGCCCATAACTTCTCCAGTAATTGGGTCAGGGATACGTCTTTTCTTAGACTCAGGGCCCCTAACGGCGATTCTACCAGTAGCGTAGAAAGGCAGCGCCTCACCACCTGTAGTGGTCTCGGGGTTACCGTAAGTACCAATTTTCATACGAAATTGGTTGATGAAGATTAAAAGACAGCTCGCTCTATTTGCAATAGGAGTAAACCTTCTTGTTGCCTTACCCATCAAACGTGCCAGAAGACCCATATGGTCGTCAGAGATTTCTGACTCAGCCTCGGCAGTAGGTATGAGAGAGCTAACACTGTCCACTACTGCTATTCTATAGGCGCCGGAAGATATGAGCATCTCTAAAATGTCAAGATTTTCCTCACCATTATAGCCCTGTATGAGTTCTAATTCCGTGGTATCTACACCATAATTTTTAAAAAGGACTGGATCAACAGCGTGTTCAGCGTCTACATAACAACACTTCATCCCGCGCTTTTGGCCTTGAATCACAACATTAGCTGCCAGTGTGGATTTTCCGCCACTATTGGGGCCAAATACTTCATAGATTCTGCCAAGAGCCATACCACCGCGGCCCAGTGCTACATCTAAACTAATAGATCCAGTAGATACGGTTTGTATAACCATATCTTCATGGTCGCTCAGTTTACTAATAACATCACCATATTTTTTGGTGATTGCTTTTTTTATAAGACCCAGATTATCTGTATCTTTCTTATCTTTCTTTTTTGCCATATTGTTCCTCCAACTTTTTGTTCATCTCCTGTAGTTCTTCCAGGGAATAACCTAAATTAGGAAAATCTTTTTCTATTCTTTCAGTCATTTCCTCGACTGATTTTTCTGTTTCTATAGCCTCATAATCAGCTATTCTTTTATTGATTATTTCTATTGCCCGATCTGTTATCCAACCCATTTCAGCCTGGCCAAATATCCCAAAGGTCGGGGCAGTTTCAAATCTGAAAACATCGGGCCGATCAAGAACAGTTTGTATGATGAGTCCGCACTGTTGAAGTGCGGTTTCACGACTGATACAATCTTCCTTGGCTCTACGTTCAACAAAAGCTTTAGCTATTGCTCTGTCTTGTTTTTCATCTGAATGAGACCACAAATGGTTTGGAAACTTGGGCCGTATCCCAGTATACCACTGCTTTAATAAATCATCAATCTGTTTTATTGGTAGTGGATACTGATGCGGCTTACCAATACTGTATCCCTGAGCTTTAAGAAACTCTTCACATAACTCAGTCATTCCTTTGGCTAGAGCTCTTTTATCGCCGAACATATCTCCCTGCTCAGCTCTACTCATAAGCCTCTGCATCTTGCCCAGGAACCCATCGAAATCCATTATCGTCTCCTGATTGGTGTGATTAAAGCTTTTTGATCCTCAAAATTGCCCGAATCAAATATCAACACGCCGTTATCATCGGAAAAACTAATTTTTATTTTGTCGTCTTTGATGACTTCTACTGTCTGAATCATATACTGACCATTGATATCAATTATGAAACTACCTGGGTAATCAATTTTACCATCATAATTGAATTCTGCTACATCACAACTAAGCGCCATCTCGCCTTTTGATAAAGAAAACGTAAGGCGATAATTATCATCTGGATTTAATATATCAGCAAAAGGTAAGAGACTACTCATCAAAACTTCTTTATCTAATATTATTGAATCGTTAAAAGACGCTAAGATTGATTTGTAGTCTGGAAATTCATGGCCTATAATTGTCCGGCCCCAAAAAATTACATTGTCAAAAGCTGCTTTCACGTCTCTATCATCAAACTCAAACGCGAGTTGGCTTTCCGAATCAACAACTCTTCTCAGGCCCATAATGAAATCATATCTCAACAAAAACATTCCTTCTGACAGATCGCTAATGTTTTTAACTTGGTATTCCGACAGTCGCTGGCCGTCGGTACCGACAAAACAAATTTCATCTTCGGAAAATACCACGTTCATGCCCTGTAAAAAGGCGCGAGTGTCTGATGGATTGATAGCATAGAGCACTTTATTAGTTGCGGTTCTAAATATAGATGAATTCAAAATGAAGTTTGGCTGATCGAACTTACTCGGCTCTCGAACCATATAAACATCATACACCTTTAGTTTTAAATTTCCTTTAGATACTTTACCATTTTCGTGGGTATTTACAACAGAAACGTTAAGGAAGTTGTCGGTGAGATCGAAATGAAAATCCTTTACGCCATAATTATCATTCCAAGAATGAAATGAGGACACAAAGGACTTTATTTTGCCGTATTCAATTACGGCGGTGCCTGGTACCCTAACCTCTACTTTATCAGAGGTGAAGGATATGGCTGTCGAGTTGTTATTAGATAAGAATGATACAATACCATTCTCTCCGGCCTTTATAAGGACCATTCCAGTTGAATCTAATACATTTACCTTTGCCGTAACGCTTAGAAGCTTGATGGCCTTCTGTAGGTCACCAGTCTCGATAGAAAAATCCATATGTTAAATCCTTTTCTTATAAATTCTACAAATTTCTATGGTCGTGTAGTCGGCCTAACAATAATATAATACACCTTTCCAATTTGTCAAGAGAAAAAATTATTTTTTTTTTACTTTTTTTCTGAATTAAATATAATACACCTTTTCAATTTGTCAAGTTAAAATTGTAAATATCCCACTCCATCGTCCGTATATGATAACACAACATCGAATTTATATGCGTCTTCTCCATTAATATAAGAGGTTAGATTATTATTCTCCGAAATCCATTTTGTGCCGCCAATTCTAGCTGACAGTTCTGCTGAGCCTAGCGGCCTGATAGCATTAATATATGCTCCTAATTCTGAAATAGGTGTTGAAGTGACATACACTATAGCATCACGAATCGATTCATCGGTGCTTTCATAGGATGTCATATCGTATAAATATCTGACTTTATGTAATTTTTTATTGAGCAAGCCAGATTTATTTGGTGAAAAATATGATGCTACTTTTGTTACAAAGTGGGATGTTCTGTCCACCTTGGCAACAACATCACTATATGAGCTATAATAATAGTCCTTCACTGTTGATAGAAATGATATATATACATCTTGCCAATCTACCAACTCTTGTGTATATGTAGTTTCATATACTCTTTCTTTGAACTTCCAGGAATCAAACTCATAGGGAGAGATAGTGACAGCATTTATATATGCTGATAGATTCGCCGGAGCCCTTTCACCAGTTATGGTAGCGCCTAAACTTAAACCTGATCTGAAAACCCTGAAATTTATTGTTAATTTATCCTCTGTCCTATGACCTAGTGGAGCTATATTCAAATTGATTTTTATTTTATCTTGTACAAGGGTGTTTAATGCATAACCTATACTGGCTGATAAATCACTGGTTCCTAGATTAGGATCAATAGGATGAATTAGGGCACTAAGATCAGCCTTAAATACAGGTCTAATATATGCGGATAAATACCTTAAATCAGAATAAAAACATGGTAAACTTATAGTGGCAGATAAATCACTGTGTGCCATAGTGATTACGTTCAGTATGCCTGTTAATCTGAGTCTCTTAGGATATATTCTTGCAGGTAAGTTACTTATATCTTTACCAGGATCTATAAAGGCACCTAAATCTCTGGCGTATCTAACCCCTATCGCTGCTGGCAAATCAATTTTACCTCTCATGGGATGTATATATGCCCATAGATCAGTAGGCAAAGTAACAGCCTTTTTACCGTCAATTGTGGCGGGTAAATCATTATAATCTCCAGTAATATTTATGGAGGCTGGTAAATTCCACGGGTATTGTTGTACAGTTATTACGGCGCCTAAATCTAAAGTGTCCCAACCATATATAAACGCACTTAAATTTCTTGGCTGAATCGGTAATAAATACGCTGGTAATTCGGCTTTTAGTGTGCCTCTAATATATGCACCAAGTCCATCTATATCCCAACCATGTATAAATGCTGGTAGATCAGCTGGAACCTCTCTGCCCCAACCTCTAATTAACGCTTGTAAATTTCTTGGCCTGTGCGTTCCGATCGCAGCCGGCAAATTTTGCCAAGCTATTGTGTTTAAATATCCAGATAGATCTTTATAGTCCCATCCATGAACTGCCGCCGGTAAATCTTCTTGTGGCCAAATTCTTAAATAAGCTGGTAAATCTTCAGGCGGTACTGGTAGAATACTGGCCGGGAGTCCTTCCTTAACAAGCCCTTTCAAGTAGGCGGACAAGTCTTCAAATGCAAAACCACGTATGTAGGCTGACAAATTACCTGGTAAATGTCCACCTATAATAGATCCTAGATCTACAGGAGGGTGCGTTCCTATTACAGCGGGTAGGTCTCCAGTACCCTTCTCAACAAGAACTTCAACATAAGCAGGCAGGTCTACAGCGAAAAGACCTTTGACTGAGGAAGGTAAATCTCTTGGTTGGTGAGCGCCAATTACGGCCCCTATATCTCTTATACCACCGTAATAACACCTACCTTTGATGATTTGGACTCCGTGCTGGCCATAGCCTACTATATATCGTTCACAATACCTAAGGAAAGTATAAGTAGTTTGCTGATAAGTCTGCATCACATTTACAGCTGCGTGCAGATCGGCCATCTGGCTCTGAATGACGTTGGTAAAGTTAAGGCTAATATTATTAAAATCCGGTGCCTGGTAGCCGCCAGCTCCAAAATTAAATGGTATATTACTCTTAGGTGGTATTGTGTATGCCATTTATATTTCCTACGGTGTTATCCAATCAAAGATAAGTGCATTTGTTCCACTTGATGTGTACAGTCCTACTATATAATGATCCTCGTCATACATTGAATCTACTGTAAAAGTTCCTCCGCTTTCTGATATTGTTGAGCCAACTAACTCACCTGTAGACCTTCTATATAATCTTACTGGAATCCCTGGTGTTGGTATACCTGCAACAGCAGTAGTGCCTGATGCTGTATATACTGGCATGGCACTTTCTGCCAAACTTAATAAATTATCCCACAAACTATAATAAGTCGCTTTTGTCCAAGCATCTGATCTACCTACATCAGAAATTCTTATTTCTTTAATTCTACCATCAAAATATTCAGCCGATGTTCCAGGAGCTGTGCTGTTACCAGCTTCACCAGCTAATATGAGACTGTTATTATAGGTATAATCTATAGTATCAGTAGTTCCTCTATCATATATATCTACCAAAGAATCATTAACAGTTAGGTGTATATATTGTTGATCTAAAAATGCCATGGCCATATAATTCCATTGGTCTTCATACGGGGCTGATGCTATTGAAACTGCCTTATAACCACTTAAATCAATAAAACCACCTATACCATTAAAATAAGAACCATCGTTATCTATGCCCAATCTCCATCCGCCTGTTTGAGTTTTAGAAGCCAGTTGACTTTTCCCTGTAAAATCATCACCATAAAATAAAGCTTCCACAGTCAAAGCTGTTGTAGGTGCGTGATCTACAGTATAAGGTACTTGTACATACTCGTTAACACCATCAAAATCCCACGTAGTCTCATCTACCCTATTTGAAGCATCCATATTATTTACATTTCCATGGTGTGCAGATGACGTAGAATCTATAAGATAGTCTGTATCCACGTTGAAATGCCATACTCCTTTATAACCAGAATCCCAAACATTTTTGGCTGGGGTGTCGCCAGTATCACCCACCCACAAATCGTTATCTAGTTGACTAGAGTCATAATATAAATATATAGTAGTATCAATACCACTGCTAACAGTAGGAACTTTTGTCCATAAATAAGCTGATTCTATATAAGGATTCCAATCTTATCTTTTGAGTATTATCTAAATATGTCATATTAAATGGCACGAAGCCTGTAGGTATTGTATATTGAAAACTAGAAGTACCTAAGTTAAGAGTTACTTTATCATTAACATCATATAAACCCACCATAGCAAATATAGGGCCCGCCACATTAGCATAGGCTGGTGTAGAATCATTTGCGGGATTTCCGCCGGCCTGCCAGACGCCGTTTTTAGACCACCAAATTTTATAATTATCCAAATTTATAGCCACGCCTATGACATCGCCTTGGGTATATGTATTACCATAAGCTATGAAGCCTCCGTTG